CTAAACCGAACATAGCTAAGTTTTTAACTAAACACCTCATCATTGTTTTGTTGATATCAAAAGTTGTAGCCGCTGCTACTTCTTTATCTCCATAACGAGTCGTGTACTTATAACCTACCTTCTTCATAGATTTGTTTGCTCCATCCATTACGGGTAACCACATCTCTAAAGTTTCACCTTCAATACATACAGACGTGTGACACATAAAGCCAAGTGCTTCATCATATTCTGTCTCACCCATTTGATAAGTTGCATCGGGACACGCTTTCTTTACTTCGCTCCAAGCCCACGCCCAAGATAAATAAGTTAGATTGTTTTTCTTCTCAACTTTTGAGTTGACATTGATTGCTGACAATTTTTCAAAGGTAGTCAGTTCCTTAGTTTTTACTTGTTTCATTGTGATTAGAATTTAATTGATTTAATTTTTGATTTACTTCGGTGTACTTGCCGAGGATTCTTTCTCTATGTGATTTGAGTCCTGCGATTTGTTTCTCCGACTTCCTGCCGTTGATTTCTGTCTTGATTCTCTTCTCAATCATGTCGAGTTTTGTGCGATAGTTAGACAAAGATAAATTATATACTCCGTATCTCCAAGAGTTTTCTGTAAATGTTTTAATGGTCTCTGTTGGGATGATATGATAATAACTTCCGTTTACTGCGGTGTTATAGATTACAACCTCTTCTGTCTCATTATCTTTTACTATCTTGATTCCGTATACAAGCCTTGCTTGATAACCCTTACCGTTTAATTCTACGCAGTAATCATCTTGCTTTGCTTGTTGGAATATGTCTTCTAAACTAAGTGCCATTTCTGTATGTCTTTTACGCTCTTCACGTAGTCCGTATCATTGTCGAGTTTCTTTCCGACAATAGAGATACCGTGGATTACAGAGGAGTGATTGATTGTGTAACCTCTGTCTGCCATATACTCTTGTATATAAACTATTCTCATTGGTCTTGTATAACACAAATAATATAGTAGATGTCTTGCATCCACTATATCTCTTCGTTTTGATTTTATAAATAATGTCTCTTCGTCTATGTTGAAAAGGTTACACACCTCGTCTACGTACTTATTAAAAATATCTAATTTCATTTTAATTCTTTATTTAATTTGGTCTGATATTGCTCGCCAAATGATTCAAATAGTTCTGTTAATAGCTTGTTGCAATTTAGTGTCTTTGAAGACACCCTTGCTCTTGTTGAAGAGTCTGTCCTATGATTGTCCGAATTCGTTTTCCGCATTTCTTTTTCTTATTGTATCGTTACTGTGAAATTTAAAATAATGGTCAGTTAGTCCTACCACTTCTTCATTGTGATTTTGTTCTTCTGTTTTTAATGCTATGATAAGTAGTATTAAGTAACCTGCTAAGTCAAACAAAGTATCTTCTGTCTCGTCTGTTATACCTACGTTTTGTATTCTTGCTAACTTATCATCTATTCTTGCACATAATGATTCAGCGGAATTACCTTTACTAAAAACGTTTATCGGTTTAAGTGCTGAGTTCCCATAAGCCTCATTTTTTTGTATTAGCATATCACGAACCTCGTCTGTAACTGAAATGATTTTTTCTTTACTCATTGTTTATTGTTTTAAAAATGATTGCTTCAAGTTTATCTAAGTCCTTTGAGTTCTTACCTCTCTCTTCATTATACTTCAGCAAATATTTACCGCTGCTAAGCATCTGAATGTAGTGACCTCCTATGTACTTTATAACATCTGTACACGTTTTATGTAGTGTAGGTGGTGTTGCATAAGAAGATAAAAAATCTTTCTTTGTTGTTATCATACCCGTGTCTGCAAAATTTTTCTGACTATATGCAGGCATATCCAACATCTGTTGTAGGCGTTGGATATATTTGGTGTTGTTTGGATTGCCAAATTTCTGAGCAATAATTTCGTCTCTTAAAAAATGTTTCATAGTTTATCTTATTTCGTTTCGGTCACATAAAATAGCATCACCTACAATTTGTAGGCCTGCTAATTCTGACGCATTAATATTAAATGGAAGACCATATAATAAACCTTCCTCGTTACAGACAAGTACTTGTCCGTCATTTAGGTGAACCATTTCTATGTATCCTCCTACTAATTTTTGCATACTCTCAAGAGTGCTCACGTCTGCTCCTACTCTTGTTATACCGTCTGCTTGTAATAGCTTTGCCATTTGATTTAATTTAAAGTTTAATGTTTCGTTTAAGGTTGTAATATAAAGATATTGGAAATCCTCCATCGTATCCTAACTCAAGTGCTCTGTCAAAACAAGCACGCATTGTTAGTGGATTCGACCAATTAGAGTCCATAACAATTTCGTTGATACGCTCTAAACTTGCGTTCTGAATTTCTTTTACGTCTTTTGGTGGTGTGTATTCGCTCATTTGATTTGATTTTACTGATTGATTAAACAAAAGTAACACTTAATTTAGACAAAACCTAATTTATGTCTGATACCTTTACGTACCAATGTCCTGATATCAGGGTTTTTTTAGCCTGATGAAACCAAGGTTTAGGTTTAGCCTGACCTACTGCCATACAAACGGCAGTATTTTGCTCAAATGCTTCTTTAATTTCCTCTAACGATTCTAATAAACTCTCAGTCTCATCGTCAAAAACTGCGTATATTTCAAATACTGATTCATTCCAACATTTGTAGGCTTGAACTTCATTCAGTTTGTACCAATTAAACCCATCTTTTAACGTTATTAATTCATTCTGTACTATTGCCATCTGTATGATTTTTTTTAAGTTCTTTTAATTTTCTTTTGAGTGTGATGATTGTTTTTTCATCCCCTCCTCTGTTGATAGTTTTTTCCAACATTTGAATAATCTCTGTACTCTTAGTTACTCTTGACATTCTAATTCTTTTTGTTCAGCTTCGTAATCGATAGCTTCGTTAATAATTTGTGTTGTGTGTTCGCACGATAGTACCTCTTCCAAGATAAGTTCTGCCTCAGATATGGTGCATACGTAGTTGTTCTGTACATCGCTAATGTGCCATAATGATGTTACATATCCTGCCTTGTTTAAAACTGCTATAGCTTCTTTAATTTTTGGTGACATATAATTTAATTTAAGTTTCCGTTTCATCCTTATGGAATCATCAGCCAAGACAAACATCTTGATACGGAGGATAGTGTCCTTGAAGACACTACCCTTTTAGACTACTCTTGATACTTCAAGACCTCGTCTTCCTTGAACCACCCACCACAAGAGGAACAATAATAATTACTAAATCCATCGTGCTCTACATCATTGTAACAATCAATACACGTTGGTGTATCATTAGTTGGAAAGTCATTGTCATCCCAACCAAAGTCATATTGATAATGATTTATTAATGGTGCTTCATCAGTTTCAGTTGTGCAGTCATCTTGCACATCTCCTACAGTTTGTTGCATTTGGTATGGACTATACTCAAATGACTGAACAAATTCTGTTCTTGGGTCAACCACTTTAGGATTAAAGTAAACCCAACAAGTTAGGTTTGGCTTGCCATCCATATTAATTTCTATTTGCTTTCGCTTGTACCATCTTGGATGTCCTTCAAGTTGGTCTAACTTCTTGAACGTTACATCACTTACTTTGAATACATCAACCTTTACATTGTGACCTACACCTGCTTGTGGTAGCAGGTAAGGTAATCCATCAACAACCAATGGATACTTTTCGTTTGTTACTCCGCTACCTAAATGCTTTGAGTTTGTAAGGTATGCATTATAGTTACCAAAACCTTTCTTAAGAGTTCCGTACACCGCAACCAAATTGTCCTGCAATACATTTGTTTTAGAATACCAAACGCCATCTCTATAAGTATATAGGTTACGATTATAAATTTGGAATGAACGTGTTCGTAAGTTTACACTACAAAACCTTGAGTCATACTGCTCAAGTTCTCTCTTCCAATCCTGCCTCTTAATGTTTCCAAGTGAGATAGCTAATACTTTACTGTCGCACATCTCATCTGTTCCTATCCCTCTGATAGTTCCATTCTGCATTAATAGTTCATCCTTGTTCTTACCGCATACAAATGGATGCGTGTTTGATAATCCTACCTTACCTACTGTAGCATATCTAAAGTGTGCGATAAACGGACGTGTAGTAAGTAACTGCTGATACTCTTTGGATTCGTGATAAGTTACCTCGAACGTATCGAGCCAAACGATTCCTAATCCGTGAGGATTAATTTTTGATGATGTCTTTGCGATTTCTCTTGACATCACATTACCTTTTTGTTTGATAATAATAATACACATAATTGATTTGATTTGTGAGGAGTGTCTTTGAAGACACAGACCTCTGATTTGATTTATACAAAGATACGACAAAATTTAGACATAGCCTAACTGCCATCTACCTTTCTGAAAGTGAGAGAGATACTTTATACCCTTCTCTCTTTAGGGTTTTTAATGCTTCGCTTACATCTGTATTGACATTGTAAACTTCTCTGAACTTGTATGCTTCCTTGAATGCTTCCATAGTTTGTGTTGATTTCTCAGTTGCATTGTAACTGAACCACTTACTATTGTTGCAATAGAATTGTGCATAACGTTGTACTTTAATTTCTGTCCACTTAAATTTTGAATCCATTGATTTGATTTTAATTAATATTAGTAGTTTCTATTGGCATATAAATATTGTAATCGCAGGCATTGTTTAGGCATTCTATAACCTCCTGCTCGTTTATAAATATTACTATCTCGTGTGCTCCCGTATCATAAACTTTGTCACATTCCATTTCCGTTTGCGTTTTAAAATAATTATAAATCGCTTGCTCTGTATATGCATCTGCCATTATCTAACTGTATTATAGTTACCTGCTCGAGTTGTACACGATGTACTGCCACAAGAAGATAGACTGATTAACATTATCATAGCAAATACTATTGCTGCTGCTCTTAACATTGCTTGTTCTTGGTTTAATGATTTCTTCATAATTTAGTTTTTATATTTTACTGCGGTTAATTTTTGTCTTATTATCCAAGGGAATTGCGATTTGTTCTTCTCGTAAATAATATCGATAGCTTGCCATTTTGAATGGGCAGTTACAACCTTAATTAGTTTTCCTGCGTATCGTACCTTATAATAGCTTTGTTGCTCCATTTGCTTGTTATTAGTGATTATTAGTGATTTTGCCGAAAATCGGCTTTCACAAACGACTCCTAAGACACTTTCAGCTACCTCTTGATAGCTGAGTATGTCGGATTTGAGCCTATTTGTACCAACCATAGGTAGGTAGCTTCTTGCATTGTTTGCTACTTCCGCAAGACATTAGGTTTATTAGTATTACTATGGCGAATGATATTGCCATCAATCTGCTAAATACTTTGAATGATTTCTTCATAATTAATTTTTGATTTTAGATACTTCTTTATAGATTAACGTACTTGCACATCCTATTAATAAACCAAGGAATAAGGTTATGGTAGTAAAGAAGAATAAGTCTGTTAAAGACTCTACTTCATTACTTAGTTCGTACAGTAATCTTGTTACCATAAATGATAGCATAGTTCCGTAAAGCACTATTGCTAACTTCGCACAATTTGATACTAATTTCATAATTAAAGGTTTTAAGTTTCTGTTTCATCTTTATGAATCATCAGTACAGGCAATCACCTGTAGACAGAAAGAGCACGCTACCGTATGCGTGCTCTACTCATTATTACTCCCTATATCCGTTAGTTAGTAAGTCTCTATCGTAAGAGACATCTGCATTCAGTCTTCTCATTGGGTCAACGAAATCAATTACTTTACGATTTACTTTACCGCTAATCATATACTTTCTAAATCCTTTAGCTAAGTCAATGATTGTAGCTACTTTCTCCATATCACCTCCATACATAGATTTAATGATTGGTGTAACTTTCTTAAGAAAAGCATTGTGGCTTCCGTTTGGATTGTTGATAGAGAAATTAAGTAACTCATAGATTAACTCATATCTTCTCATCATTTGCTTTACAGATTGAAACCTTGATACAAGTCTAAACTCTAAAACATTTCTCTTAACTAATACACTTTGGTATCTTCCGCTACCGCTATCAGTCATTAGTAAGTTACCATTACAATAGCTATTACCTAAACGCTTTCTGAATAGGGCATAAACTACACCCATATTTTTACGTACTGCTTTACGAATGTCATCACCATCTAATCCATCAACCGCAACAGTTATGTGACCGCCACATCTATAGTCACTTGGTGAATATGCATCCTCGATAACTTTCTTTGCATCGTGCATCATAGAATACACTTTGTTCCTCCAAACACCTTTAGGTATTAAAGGTAAGATATGTGTTACTGCTTCATATCCGCAGGAAGAATCTCTCTCAAATCCTGCGAATAATGCATATTGCTTAACTGCTCCTCTATACATCTGAGATTTCTCTACTTCCATTCCGATAGTGAATTGGCTTGCATAACCATCTATGACAGATAGTAAGTTAGCTTTGTCTTTCTTGGTTAACTGTGCGATATCTGAATTTTTTGCACCTTTACTGTGGTCATTGAAACCTAAACGTGCAGTTGAATGGTATCCGCTTGTTACTCCTCGCTCTTGAACTCCATCTGTAGTATACTTAATTCCGCTCATAATATTGTGGTGGTTTTGGTTTGTGTCTTTGAAGACACTATTAGATTAAGATTAAATTATTTAAGAACTCAATTGCTGACTGTATTTCTTGTCTGTCGTTTCTTGTAGTTACTTCATTGTTCTCATCAATTCTTACTGCAACATTACCGTTTGCTGTTTTGTAAGACATAGTAAAGATTGTAGCTATAGCTTCTTGTTCTGTTTCTAACTCTGCTTCTTCAATAGCTTCTATCTCTGCTAATTCTATTTCTTGTTCTGTAGCATCGATGTCGTGCTCTATCGTTGATAAATCAATTGTTGATGCAAATGTTAACAATCCTGCAAGACTCCTTGATGCATCAGTATTAGCATCTGTCTTAACTCTGTAGCTTTCTATAATCCTTTCATCAAGCAATCCTGCCTTAACTACTTTGTAGAAGAAACTCTTCTGCCATCCGAATACTTTTAATCCTAAATCCGCTTTGCTCCATTCGATTCCTTCTTCAGCAAATAACTCTTTACCTTCTTCGCTTTCGTAAAAATCTACTGCAGTAGTAACTAACTTTGCCATCTTGATTGTATGGTCAAATTTTTTCTTCTGAGCATTGGTGATGTCTCTGTTTGCTCGTTTGATGTCGGCAAGGTTTAACGCAGTCTTTACTGCAGGCAAATTTAAGAATGCCGATTCGATACTTAATAATTCGTTGTTCATCATTGTAATTTAAGTTATGTGGCTGATTGTCAGCCTATTGCGTGAGATATGAGTACTGCTCTATTCTCCCTTGTTCAAATATAGTTCTTTTAAGTTTAATAATAGTATAATTCTTGTCTAAATGTTTATGTATTATTTGGCCTATTCTATTCACCAAGTTTTGTTTAGTCTGTAAACGTATGGCCATAGGGCTAAGAGATGTCTCTCTGTGTCTTCAAGGACACTACTCAGTCTTGCCTGCAGGAGCAGGAGCAGGAGCAGGGCTCGAGCAGGGCAAACGTGCAGGTAAATAGGGCAGGTATGTAAGCATAGTAAGGGATTGCATAGGTATAGTCTACGCAGGTAGGTAGGGCTAAACGAAAACGCCAAAAAATCCGAGAAAAAATTCTGAAAAAGTTTTTTTTTGTCTGTCAGATTTTGGCTTTCCTGAGTCCGGGTGTTGGCGTGCGACCCCATAGAACCAAAACACTACATATATCTGATAATATTTTTTTCGTATATTTGCTTTATGAATTACCAAGTCATCATAGAGAACAGGCTACGCATTGGATTCGCATTAGGGTTTGCTTGGTACAGAATAAATGAGGAATATGATTATGGGGATATAATTTTATTCTTAGGATTAATAAGTATAAACATAAAATATGGATATGAAATATAAGAACACAGGAGGATTGACTATTAAGAATGGTCGTCTTATTAATGACAGAGAACCGGGTATAACGGGAATTCAACAGGCTGCAAATATAAAGCAGACTATGAAGAGAGTCAAAGAAGTTAATATGATTGCTGACGGTATAGAGTTAGCAGAAGGTCGTAAAGGATTTTATAGATAGTTGATTGATTAGTAATTGATTTAGGAGAGGGAGTGATTACCCTCTCTTTTTTTGTGTCATAGTGTGCCGATCTAATGTCGATTTGTGCTGAATTTTTGTTTGTAACTAATTGATTTCTAAGTAGTTGTCGATAATGTCTATATTAACTCTTAAATGTTCTATAAGTAAACTAATATTATAGTATTATTACTACCCCCCCTATAGGGATACCTTAAAAGCTGAGTTTAGCATTTAGACTATTATTAAACATTCCTCTTTTACTCTTTGTTATTTTGCGTATAGAGTATAATTAATTGTATCTTTGACGAATAAATCTAATTAATATGAATGAAATAGGGTACACACCAAAGAATTTAAAGTTTGACCAAGAAGGTAGGGACAAATTAGTAGCAGGGATTAGCACGATTGCATCTGCAGTTAAGTCAACTTTAGGCCCATCCGGGCAGACGGTGCTAATAGAATCACCAAACCATACACACGGAATCACGGTAACTAAAGATGGAGTGACTGTTGCAAAAGCAGTTTCATTGTTAGACCCTGTAGAGAATCTTGCAGTTCAGATGATGAAGGAAGCAGCCGACAGAACGGCTACCGCAGCAGGTGACGGAACTACAACGGCTATTGTTCTTACAGAGGCTTTAGTAAAAGAAGGTATGAGTCGTTTTAATGATGACGTAAACAAGACAGAGGTTCTGCGTGATATCGTAGAGAAGACTAAAGCAATTGTTAGTTCATTAAAGAATAGTGCTAAGGCAGTTACAAAAACAAAATTGAAACACGTTGCTACTATCGCAGCGAATAATGACACAGAGATTGGAAGCATAATCTCAAAGGTGTATAATGACATTGGCAAAAATGGTATCGTGACTGTTGACCGTTCCCAAACATCAGATACATACTTTGAGACAACCACAGGGCTGAAAGTTGATAGAGGTTATACATCTAATCTTTTTATTAATGACCACAAGAAAGACGAATGTGTCTTTGAAGACACACACATCTTAGTATCAGATGCAGAGATAAGCAACGTACTCCAAATAGAAAACATACTAAAGCCAATTATTTCAGAGGGAAAGAAATTGCTTATCATTGCTCCTTGTTCAGGGAGTGTTATTAATACATTAGCTGCTAACGTAATGAAGCGTGACATTAAGGTCTGTAACATTACACCTCCACAATTTGGATACAAGCAACACGAGTTGATGAATGACATAGCAATCTCGGTAGGTGCTACATATTTTTCTGAGAAGACAGGAGATGACTTAAGTCATATGTCATTTGAAGATTTAGGATTTGCAAGCAAAATAATTGTAGGTAGAGACAATACAGTTATACTTAAAGAGGACAAGACTATTTCAGATAAGGTAACAGAAAGAGTTTCTCAGTTATGGGATGCTCACAAGTTATCAGTTGTTAAACACGAGAAAGAATTTATCTTATCACGTATTGCTTCTTTGACAGGTGGTATTGGTGTAATCTACGTAGGTGGTAAAACAGACTTAGAACAAAAAGAAAAATACGACAGAGTAGACGATGCAGTATGTGCAGTAAGGTCAGCACTTGAGCAGGGTATCTTACCCGGAGGAGGAGTTGCTTTATATACAGAATCCTTAAAGCAAGACGATAGTGTTGCAGGTATGATGTTAGCTAACGCTCTTCGTGCACCTCTTCATCAAATTTGGAAGAACGCAGGACTAAAGATTGCACCTTCTGAAAAGGAAATGGATGTGGATAATAAGAGTTATGGTCTTAATGTTAAGACAGGAGTATGGGGAGATATGTATCTAATGGGAGTAATAGACCCGTTGAAGGTAACTAAGGAAGCATTACAGAATGCGGTGTCAGTAGCAGTAACCATACTTTCTACAAACGCTATTATAACAATGGCAAGAACTTACGAAGATAAAGACTAATGATAGGAGATTTGGTATATACAGGGTTCATATGTTTGTTTGTATGCCTTGTTGTACTTTTTCAAATATATAAAGAAGATAACCAATGAAGCCAATAGGAAAATATATTTTAATCAAAGAGATAGTAGAAGAAATTGAAACAGGCTCGGGATTGCTTTTAGGAGCAGACGAGGTTAATCAATTGAGATATAAGAAAGGACTTGTAATTGTTCCCGGAACAGATGTCTCTGTTCTTAATTCAGATGACATTATTTATTATGACTCAAGAGCAGGTCATAAAATGTTAATGGGTGATGATACCTTTACAATTATCAAGGAGCAAGATGTCGTTGTTGTCTTATAAAGAGATTCATTTCGATAATCATATTGCGATACACCTTGTCGGTGTAAGAAACATTTTTTAAAAAGATAGGATTAACGGAGGGGGATTCAGGTATTTCTTCTCCGTTTAATTTTTTATACATAGTACTCAACATACGTCTTCCTTTGTACGACACTTCGTACAATGCTTTGGTCTTTCCTGAACGTTTACGGAAGACGCATATCCAACCTTCCGTTAAAAGTTTATCGAATCTCTTAACGTCCCAAGATATTAATTCATCAAACTCATTAAATTTATCTTTACTAAAATAAGATTCTGTATATAGGAATAACATAACATCGAGTTCTCCTGTTGTAAGTTTATATTTAGCTTTTATAAAGTATCTTATAACTCTCCAATATTTTAGATAATCGAAAGGTGGTTTTTTCCTTGAAATAAACATATGATTTAATTTAGTAACTTTGCAACAAAGATAGTTA